TGAGTTGTTATGACTAATAAAAGAGGTTGGTTGGTGCCGTCCATTCCCTTATCACCACCTCCGCGCGTTTCGTGGATAGACATGGGCTATAGCGTTACAAGCGGGTGACACAGGATGCCTGGTACAGATTGTTGTATTATACTTGGAAAGATTGGGAAGTCGTTCATGTAGTAGAGGACAACACTAAGTAACTCGCATTGCTTGATGAGGAGGAAGATTAGGAATCTGCTAATCCACAAGCAGATGAGGAGGGAGAGGTTTCTAAGCGGCGTCAACCTAGGGGAGCAGCGGTGGCTGCCTTGACAGACTATGTGTCAAGGTAAACCACTGGTGGTTTCACTAATGATGCTGCTGATATCTTCGCCCTCAGGCGCATAGTGCTTAGAGGAATCAAGGAGCTCAAACTCAACGTTAGGAAGAGTGACATCAATCATGTTACCGAGCGTACAATAACGTTATGCGTCATCCCTACACTTACTGATATCAAAGAACATCAGTACCGCAATTCCACCCATGCAGTCAGGCAAAGATACCTGGCCGGAGCGCAGCAAAAATCACCAAACTAGCGTTCAGTCAAGCCGTCGACACCGAAATCTAGGTCCCTCAGACTTGGAGTGGCGATCGGGGTCGGTTGTGGACTTAGCTTTTTGTTGGTAGTTTAAAACGCTCCCACCGCGCTAAACCTAGGTCGCGGTTATATAAGATACTTGGTTCCGGAGTAAGCACCACTGTGGGATGCCATTAGAATAATTCGATCAATTTTAGGGCATCGGTGTTTAAGAGGGTGTTGACAGTCCAGAGGGATGGTGTGGATGTGGAAACCACGCCTCCTTCTGAAACCTTATATAGAGCTAGAATGACTAAGTACGTAGATGAGCTTAAGCGTCGTAGCAGGATAGTGGAGCCCGTGAGCCGTGACAAATTTTTGTAACGGTATTCCGGCCGCAAGCTTGAGAGTTACAGACGGGCGAAAGTGAACCTGGAGCGTATTGAGGCAGAGGGAAGCTTGGACTATTAAGAATTATCAAAACTCAGAAATTTTGTTAAGGTTGAGAAACTGTTGAACACCAAATTGAGTAAGGCACCCCGGAACATCAGCCCCAGGACATATGAATTCAATATTTTGTTAGGCTGTTACATAGCACACTTAGAGAAGGTGCTGTTTCGGGTACTTACTAAGGTCTGTGGGTTCCCTGTTGTGTTTAAGGGAATGAACGCGTTATAATCAGGATAGTAGATGAAGGAGCACTGGGATTGTTTTGACGACCCTGTAGCCATTGATTTGGATGCCAGTAGGTTTGATTAACACCAGCATATTCCAGCGTTGAAGGTCGAGCATGAACAGTGGCTTAGGATGGTCCCCACCGATTACCGGGAGGACCTTGCTAAGCTACTCAAGTGTCAACTCAACAACCAAGGAAGTGCTGATTTCCCAGATGAGGGGGTTAGAGTCAAGTACTCCGTTAAAGGCACTCGTGCTAGCGGAGATATGAACACCAGCAGTGGTAATTGTTTTACCATGGTTGGACTAGTTTACTCTTACATGACCTCCTTGGGTATTAAGTGGCGACTGGCTAATAATGGTGACGATTGTGTTCTGATGGTGGAACGAAGAGATCTCAGCAAGCTCCAAGGTCTCTGTTAGTGGTTCTCAGAAATGGGATTCACTATGGAGAGCGAAGGGAATGTTGATGTGTTCGAACAAATCGTCTTTTGTTAGTCCTAACCTGTGTGGACGGAAAATGGTTACAAGATGGTGCGATAGCCTCATGTAGCCATACCGAAGGATATTCACACAAGGTGTGATCTCCGGCGTGAGGATGTTTTTCAAGGTTGGAGCAATGCAGTTTCCTTGGGAGGAGAGGCCTTAGCAGGAGATATACCCGTTTATTCTTCATTCTACAAGAGTTTCCCTAGATACAACACCACAGTAAATTAGTAAGAGTTGTTACCCCTGTATGAAACGGGGTTTTATCAGATGAGTAATGGTTTGAACGCTAAATTTGGATCCGTGCATCCTCGCACTCGGGTCAGCTTTATGCTTGCCTTTGGTATTACTCCTCCTGAACAACGTGCTCTTGAGTGTCATTTTGATGGCATCAGTTTCAGGTTCTCAGTGCCTGAACTTACTCAAAGTTGGATGGCGAGTGGGGAGGGAGATAGTGTTGCTAATCTCTTGTCTCCAACCGTTTGATAAGCGGTACATTCAACTTCGTCTGGTGGTAACATCAGGCAAGGCGAGGGTTAAAATTTTTATCATATTAATTCGTAACGATGGTTAAAACTAACGCTAACAGTAAACAGCAATCACTTGCTTCCAAGCAAGTTAGGCAGTAAACCAATGGCAGGATCGGTGGCACCTAAAAGAATTTCACGGTTGAGATGAAGGAACTGCTTGCCGATGTGTAAGCAGAGACTACATTTTCACCCAAATAAATCGCCATTAACCCAGGCTTACCAAGTACTTTTTCTTGGTTGTCTTAAATTGCGGGAGCGTATGAAAAATACAAGTTGAAGAAAATGTCCTTTGAGATCATGCCACAATGCCCGGCTACTACAGTTGGAGGTACTGGTATGTATATTGACTACGATGCCAATGATGGGACCGTTACTACTAAAAGTGATTTCTTTGCCATGAGTGGAGCACAAGTGCAACAAATATGGCAAAGTGTTCACCTTGATGTAGCAGTTAATGGTAAAGAGTATTTCGTAAGGAATGGGGCGGTCAGTGATTCGAAATTGTTGTAC